GTTGGCGATCTGGGCGATCGCCGTGGCCGCTTCTTCGGCTGTCAGGTTGGTGGTCTGGCCGAGGTCCACCATGGTCTTCGTGAACTTGAGGATGTCCTCGCGCTTCACACCGAGCTGGCCGGCCGCCTCAGCGACACCGGCGATCTCGTCGTGAGTGGACGGGAGGGTCTTGGCGAGGCCGCGGAGACCTGTTTCCAGTTCGGCCATCTGCTCCTCGGAGCCGTCCACTGTCTTGGTGACACCCGCCCATGCGGACTCCCAGTCCATGGCGGCCTTCGCCGAGGCGCCCAGCGCGGCGACGGATGCGGTTCCGAACGCGGTCAGAGCCGTTCCCGCAGTGTCCATCGCTTTGCGGTTGGCATCAATGGATCGACTGGCCTGCGCTGCCTGGCTGGCGACGGTCTCGGTTGCCTGCCCCGCCCGGCGCATCCCCGCCACAAAACTGGCGACCTCAGCCTCAAGCCGGACGATAACTGAGCGCACGGACATGAGGCCTCCTATAGCTGGGTGTGGCAGAATCAGGCCATGACAAAAGTGGGGGAAGACGTCCAGCGTCCGGGAACAATCGCCATCAAGCTGGGCCTAGGCCTTGCCGTGGTGGGATTACTGTTCACCATTGCCGTGGTCAGCGCCGGCGGTAATCTGGTGCCGCTGTGGCTCGTCGGCGCCGGGCTTGTCGTGGCCGTGATCGGCTTCGGGGTCCGGGTGCTAGCCGCGCTCGAAAAGCGGTAGCGGCTTAGACGCCGGCCGCGTGTACACGGTGTAGACCTTCTCGCCCGGTGCGGGCTTGTAGGGATCTTTGCCGTTGCCCTGCGTCGCGCTCTCACGCTTAGCGCAGGAATGACACTGGGTCTTTTTGGCGTCGTACCAGCCGTCGTTATCCTGATGATGGGCGAGGGCCATAGGCTGCCCGCAACCGCAGAGCCCGTCCTCGTAGATCGTCAGCGCCAGGGCAAGGACGTAGTCCTTCTCGGTCCACTCGCCGCGGTTCATGCTGAACCAGTGCGACGGTGGTTTCCCCGTGGCACGGGACGTGCGGAGGACTTGGACTACCCCTGGCCAGCTTCCGTGCCAGAGGGCTTGTGCAAAAAATCCGCGTCCACCGTGGGCAGTGCGTTCTGTGCCTGCTGCCGTGCAGCGAGAACGGTGGTCATCTGGGTTCCGCCGATGGCTTCCTCCATGGCTTTGACCTTGGCAGGGGTGAACTTGGCCGGGAGACGCTCGCCCCCGGCTGGCTTCACGTGCGTGATGGCTGCGGACAGCAGGTCGAACCCGTACTCGTTGTTCGCGTCCTTGGGGGCCATGCCCTTGGTGCGTTCCTCGTGTGCTGCGCGGAGGTCCTGGAGTTCATCGGGGGACAGAGCCCGGACATAGATCGTCAGTGCGGAGTCGGAGAACGTGCGGAGCAGCTGCTCGTATTCCTTCTCCAGTGCGCGTGAACTCTTGGACGCGGCGGACTGCTCGACGTCGTTGGCGCGGGATTCGATGGTGATCCGGCGCTTGAGGTCGGTCAGTTCGGCGACGACGTCGGGGCGCTTGTAGACGGTGGCGGACTCTTCGGGGAGTGCCGCGTCGGTCAGCCAGTCTTCAACGTCAAATGTGGTGGGGTTCATGTCAGTCATAGGGGTTTCAGGCTCCTAAGTTGTGGGGGTGCAGGCTCGGTAAAGCATTGGGTGGGGTGGCTGGGCGGAGCCTGAATTACGCCCAGCCACCCGGTTTGTTAGGCGCCCGCGCCGACCGGCTCTTCGACGATCATGTTCTGCGGCAGGAACTCGATGCGGCGCTTGATGTTGCCGTCGTTGTTCACCCGCATCGGGGCGTCCGAGACGACTTCGCCGCCGAGGTCGATGATGTCCCCGGCTTCCCATGCCTCGGTGGAATCCTTGTCGGACTCGCGCAGGTAGATCCAGGACGTGGTGCCCTTGACCCGAACAGCGGCGTAGCCTTCGTCCTCACCTGCAGTATCGGGGCCGCCGGCCTCGAGGTACTCGCGCAGGAACGTGAGCGCGGTGTCGTAGTTCGACGCGCCCAGTGCCTGGGAGTTGCCCTTCTGGCATGCGGCCTTTTCGTTGAACCGGTCCGACGCGGTGTTGGACCAGTTCGCGTCCGAGTCGAGCACGGCGCAGGAGATGTCAACCCCTGCGTTGAGTTCGGTCACGGTCGGGATCCGGGTGACCGCGGCAGGCGCAGCGGTCAGCAGTGTGAATTTCTTTTTTCCGTCAGCTGCGACTTTCATCGGCTGGCCTCCTTGGGTGTCTCCGGCTTGGCCGGTTCGGTTACTTTCACGGTGGCCGGAGTGGCCGGTTCCCGGACCTTCCTTGCGGAGGGCGGGAGTTTGAAGTTGAACGGTTCGTCCAAGTAGTGCTTGGGGACTCGGCGTTTCTCGCCGCCGTTCGGGGGTGCTGCTGTGACGAATCCGTCGTCTGCCACGTGGGCCTCCTAGTTGGTGATGAGCCGCCACTGCAGGGGGAGCATGAAGCGGGCCGGACTGGTTTGGGTGTCGAGGATGGGGGTCTGTTGGTTGAATCCGTCGGGGTTGCGGCGGATCTTCCCGGTGCCGGCGGGCAGGTTGGTGAGCTTCGCGGCCACGGCTTTTGCGACGGATCGGCAGATACCCGCATCCGCTCCGACGGCGGTGGTTTGGAAGTCCCAGATCAGGGTGTCGGTGCCTTGTGTTCCGCATGCGGTGAGCTCTGGCGGGTTATCGCCCAGGCCCGCCCAGAGGATCACGTAGGGGTCGATGTAGCCGCCCGTCTCCGGGAGTGCCTCCGCTGCGTAGCCGTCCTTGAACGTCACGTCCGGGATCTCCTCAAGAGCCGTCTTGACGTCCGCGACGAGCTGTTCAATGTCAGCCATTCAGGCCCTCCAAACCGAGTTGGGCCATGGCCTGCTCAAACGCCGGACCGTGCCGGTCAGCGGCCGGGCCCATGAACGGCTGCGGCGCCATCCGGGTTGTGCCCATCTCCACGAACACGCCATAGGAGGCGGTCGGGCCGATCTCCGCACCGAGGGAACCGGACCGGCCAACCGACCGGAGGTCTGAGTGGCCGATGGAGCCCTTGAGGTTTCCGGTGTCCACCGGTACGAGGTTCTTCGCAGTGGATTCGATATCGATCGCGGTCTTCCGGACCACAACCTGGGCGCGTGCACCGGTGGTCCGTGCTGCCTGGGCGATGTCGGCGGCGAGCCGTCGGAACGGTTCATCCACGGGGACCTCCTACACGGGGTTCTGCTGGGTGAGGTTGTCCACGCACATCAGGTCGATCTCCCACAGTTGAGAGCCGAACAGGATTTGCCGGATGCGGAACTCCCTGCCGATGACGCGGACGATGTCTCCCCGCTCCCCGGCTTGGAAGGCAGGGGCCCCGATCACGGCGGTTGTCAGCAGGTATTGCCGCTCCTGGGTGGGCTGCTCCCCGGGGTTGCCGCCGCCTTCACGGTTGAGCTGCTGCACGCGGAACATGGTGGTGTGGAGTAGTGTTTCGCCGGTCCAGCCTTCCGGGCGTGGGTACGGTGGCGGGCCGGTGGTGACGCGGTGGACGGTGCCCTCCGCAGTCATGGTGCCGTTGGCTGTGGGGCGGTGGTGTTCGGCCCAGCCGGCGGGGATGACGCGGGTGTTCTGGAGCGGGCTCACAGCCGGTACTCCGCACCCTCGAGGTGCCCGTAAGGGGTGAACCCGACAGCGTCGAACCACGTGTCCGCACCGTCCGCTGTGTCCGCTTCGTCGTTGAGACGCTGCGCGAGGGCCCGGAGCTCAGCCGATACCGCGGGCCCGTCCGTGGACAGATCCTGGGTCCGGATCTTCTTCGAGACGAGGACCTCAGAGGCGGCCATGACCAGCAACGCCTGCGCTGCCGTGCGCTTCACGTTCTCCGCATTGAGCGTGTAGAACGCGTCCAGCTGGTCGTCGGTGAAGATCCGGTCGCCCACGACGTCGGAGGTGTCCGTGATCAGGAGGCGGACCTGCCCGAGGGGCAGCGAGTAGTCGATGACCCCGTCGTTGGTGGAGAAGTCCGAGTCTGGTGTGCCGCCGTCGTAATCGCTCATGCCAGCCTCCTATGAAAGTTTGGGGTGCTGCCCGGCCAGTGGTTGGCCGGGCAGCGGTTCCACTGTTTAGGCCGTGGTGCCGATGGACGCGTAAGCGCCCGTGGTGTCGAGCTTCGCGCCGCCGGTGATGTGGCGGCCGCGGTACCAGATGGTGTCGTCGTTGAACGAACCCTCTTCGATACCGATCGCGCCGCCTTCGGGGCGTTCGCCCTGATCACGCTTGACCCGGATGTCGACCGTCTCTTCGCCGACCATGGTGACCTTGCCCAGTGCGGCAGAGTCGGAGTCCTTGGGCGGGAACAGGTACCACGTGGTGGCAGCGTTCGCGGAGACGTCGATGACGGACAGGCGCCAGGAAGACACCACGGTGAACTTCCCGAAGAGGGGGTTCTTCTTCGTGGCGCTGCCGCCAGCATTGACGACCGGCTCGTTGACGAGTGCCTCGGCCTCGAACAGCAGGGAGGCCGGAACGAGCAGGGTGATCGGGCGGCCGCCGAAGTTGATCGGCAGACCGTCGGCGTTCTTCCGTGCCACGACCGTCTTGTACGCGGCCAGGAGGTTGGCCTCGTTCAGGATCTTGTTGGCCACGGTGCCGAAGAACGAGGTGATCGGGCCGGCGGCGTCCACGAATGTACCGAAGACCTTGGCGTCCTCAGTGGCTCGTGCAGCGCTACCGAAGCGGCCGGGGAAGTCCAGCAGCTGGTAGTACTGGTTGTTCTTCCGTGCCTCGAACGTGAGCCCGAAGCTGTTGCCGGTCTTGCCGGCGGAGAAGCTGAACTCGGACTCGGCAAGGGTGCGGCCCTTGTACTCTTCGCCCTGTGCCACGTCCTCGAACGCGTCGCGCCCGCCGTTGACGTCGATGACCTTCGCCGGGCGGAAGTCGATGACCTTCTTCTCCTGGGCGATGGCCGGCCACTCCGGGGTGGTGTTCTCGTAACGGTCCCGGGCTTCGACCTGGAACGCTGCACCGAGGAGCAGCGGGAAGTCAGAGGTGGAGAATGCTTCCTTCATGCGGTACTCGGCGGCTGCGGACTTGCCCGCGACACCCTCGTTGAACAGCTTCGCTGCCTCGAGGATCCGTTCGCGGACGGTGGGAGCAAGGCGGAAGCCTTCCTTGGCGATGATGTCGCCGGTGTTCAGAACGTTCATGTCAGTTCTCCTTACGCGCCGACGGCGGTCTGGTCGGTGTAGCCGATGGGTGCGACTTCGACGGAGCCGATGGGGGCCCCGGCCTTGGCGGTCAGGGAGGTCCCGAACCGGTAGTTACCGGACGCGGTCACGTTCAGTGCACCGGCCGACGTGATGTAGATCGGCAGGCCCTCGGTGGCGACGGCGCCGGTGACCTGCAGGTCGTAGGACCCGTCCAGCCAGATGACGCCGCGGGCGCCGTTGGCCGTGTCAGCGACGGCGACACCGCAGATCGAACCGACCCGGACGGGCTCACCGGACAGGCGGGCGTACGGGAAGGTGACTTCGATGTGCTTGGCGTTGGTGTAGCGCTGGTTCTTCATGTCTACTTGCCTCCCTTGAGGGCGTTGAGGATGTCCGAGTCGGCCACGGTGGTGGCTGCTTCACGGGCGGGTGCACCGGTGACACCGGTGCCGTGGACGTTGCCTTCGCCGCGTTCGGCGCGGATCTCGGCGGCTGCTTCGACGGCGGTGGCCTTGAGGGCTTCCGGGTCGAACGCTTCGGCGGCCAGGGCGGCGCGGACCAGCGATGTGCGCGTGGTCTTGGCGTCGATGTCCCCGAACGCTTCGGCGACGATCGCCTCAGCAGCGGAGGTGCGGCCGTCCCTCACGAGGGTGGCGTTCTCCGTCTTGAGCGTGGTGTTCTCGGATTCCAGCGCGGGAACCCGGCCGGCGGCTTCGCGGAGCTGTGCGAGCTCTGCGTCATCAATGGTTGCCATGGTGGCTTCCTCCTGATTTTTGGTAACCCCGGCCGGATTGGACGGGACAGTTGTGGACTCCGCAGCGGGAGTGGTGACGGGGACGTACTGGGTGACCTTGCGGACCTCAGTGGAATCCCCGGAGAGTTCGGCGACGTCATCGGTGACGGTGTACCCGACGGCGTAGGTGGTGGCTTTGACCTGATCTTCGAGGCTGAACCAGACGCTCGTCTCGTCGTAGTCCTCGAGCCACACGTAGGTCTGATCGTCGCCGTAGGCGCTCTTGACGAGTTCCCGGAGCTGGGAGCGGAGATCGTTCGCGGTGACCTCGTGGGCCCGACTGGCGAGGGCTTCGATGACCTTGTCGATCTTCCCGCCCCTGCCGGCGACGGTGACGAAGTCGACCC